ATTTAAGTGCAAGAAGAAAAAGCAAAATAGATGAGGTATTGAAAAAATACTGTGAAGATGCTAACGGTAGAGAGAAGTATAAAAAATTAGAAGGAGTATTAAAAAATGTGGTTAAGCGCGATTAAAGTTGCAGTACAAGCTGGTTCTAAGATATACGCAAATAGACAAAAAGCAAAAATGGCAATGTCAGAAGCACAATTACTACATGCAGAGCGACAAGCTCGGGGTGAAGAGGCTTACCAAGGTAAACTTCTTGAAGCTAGACAATCGGACTGGAAAGACGAATTTGTTTTACTTATATTAAGCGCTCCGATAGCTGTGCTTGCTTGGGCGGTCATAAGTGATGATCCATCTGCTATGGATAAGGTAAAAATTTTCTTTGAACATTTCCAGTCACTGCCATCATGGTTTACAAACTTGTGGATTTTAGTAGTAGCGAGTATTTTTGGTATAAAAGGCACACAAATATTTAGAAACGGGAAAAAATAAGTTGCTTTTGTATCCATTAATGTTAAAGACTTCATATGATTGAAGGCGATTCAGAAGAATACGACTTGTTTGAAAAATGGACAAAAGATTTTGACTGCCAAGGATATTATTCTTGTGAGATTGGCGTAAGAAAAGGTTACAGCTCCAAGATTGCAATGGATAATCTAAAAAATAATTTTCTTCATATTGGTGTAGATCCTTATGGCGATAGACAGTATCAACATTTTGATAAAGACAGTGGAATAAAACATTTAGATGGTATTTCACCAACTTATCCTAACACTATGAGGGATGAGATGCTTCAAGATTTTAAATGGTATCTCAACGCTGGAAAATTTCGTTTTCATAATATGACAGATACTGATTTTATGAAACATCCAGCTTATAATGATTCAAAGTTTGCTTTTGTTATGTTGGATGGTCCACACACAACTAAAGATGTTCTTACTGAAGCAATATGGTTTGCTAATAAGTCAGCCCCTAGATGCAGAATTGTCTTTGATGATTGGATAACTTATAAAATGGATTTGATAAAAAACGTGATGAAAGAATATGATTTTGAAGTAGTTGAATCAGGTAGACTAAAATTATTAATGGAGAAAAATGGCAATTGATACAGCATCTAACGATACAATAAAAAATTTAATACATAGACGAAAGGAACGTTTAAAAGAAACATTGGTCAGGGATGTTGACAATATCAATGACCTTTACTATATTAGAGGACAGATCAAGTCACTTGATGACTTGCAGCAAGACATAATAGACTTGCTAAAAAAACAGGAGCAATAAAATGACAGAGTCCACGGAGCAACCGAAACGGACTGAGACATTGAAAAAAGCTTACAAAGACGAAGCTGAAGTCAAAAAAGTCTTAGACGAAAAAGCAATAGACAAATCACTATTAGATAGATTGCCTACGCCTACGGGTTATAG